TCAGGCGAGGGTTTTCAGCGCGAGCGGGCGGGATCGGGCGACAGTGCCGACCTGTCGGACCCATATGACCCCGCCCGGCAAAGCTGCGGCGAGAGCGGCACGTTCGGATCCGGTGATCGTGAGCGCGGGCGTCGCGGTTTGCCACAGCGCGATCGGTGCATCGATTGGTCCCACACCGACTTCGTAAAGTTCGCTCGCTTCGACGAGGGGAATTTCGCTTCCCTCGCTCCAGCGCCAGGCGCCACGAGCCCGGCGCGTCCATTCAAGCGCCAGCCCGCCATCGGTTGCTGACGTGACGCGAGGATGGACGGGGGAGGGCGGAGCCGCACCCGAGCCGCGTGCGCGGATCGGTGCATAGACGGGATCGTCCTCCGCACTGCCGATCGCCGCGAGCCGCGTGATGGATGCGACCTGCTCTGCTTCCAGCGAAATTATCCGCTCGTCGAGCAGCGCCATCGGCGTTCCCGCTTCGTGTCCGAGGCGCGCGACATGCTCGGTTCCAAGGCGCCCGCGCAGCAATCCGGTCAAAGCCCAGCGTCGGGGACCGGTTTGCCGCGCATCCACGAACTGCACGACCTCTTCGCCAAGGATCAACCGGTTCCGGCCCAGTGCGACCGCTGCCATGCTGGTCGGAGCGAGCACCATGTCTACGCTGACCAGTTCGAGCACCAGCGGCGCTCCTGTCTCGACCATCAAGGCCGGCGATCCGCGCAGCGGCTCCACCAAAGTGCCGACCACTGCCGGCGGACCGGCGCCGGGGCCGAGAGGGACCAGCGTCCCCGCACTATCGGCGTAGAGCGCGGCGCCGGCCCAACGACCTTCGCTCGCGCTGAGCGCCACTTGGACGCTGCCGGTGTCCGGCGGCCCGTGGCCGTCCCAAGGCAATTCGAAGGCGTCGAGCAGGGTCATGCTCGCGGACCGATCGAGCGGAGCCCAGGGTACGCCATGGCTGGCGGGTGCCGACAGGTCGCTTTGCGGCAGAGAAAGGCGAGATAGTTCGATCTCCACCCCCTTCTCCCGCCACTCCCAGGCCATCACTGTCCAGATGCCGGAGCGCCCAGGAACGCGTAAGCGGGCGCCGGGGAAGATTGACGGGTCGAGTTCCGCCAGCCGGACGAAGAGGCGCGAGCGGGCTTCTGCTTCGCGGCGCTGGATCGCACGGGCGAGCTGGCGGGCGCCTTCGGCCTGGCTGGCCACGGGCAGATCGATCACGTCCTGGCCGGTGCGTTCGGGCCGAGCGATGGCCCGCTGGACGCCGGGGAGATAATCGCGCTCCACATCGTAATAGCGCACGCCCGCGAAACTGGCTGGAGGCGGTGCGACGCTTTCGCTGCGCGTTCCAGATTGCGTTCCGAATTCGCCCTCGTCCCAGCTCGCTGGGGTTCCGAGGACAGGCGCCGCTTGAGCCGAGGGCGGCGCGGCGATGCGCAATCCCTCCGCCGATGCGATCGGAACCATGGGGATGACGGTATCGAGAAATGCAAGCGTCTGGATCGGCGCCTCGCCGGTTTGGGTGAAACCTTCGACCTGCGGCAGCACCAGTTCGGGGTCGGCCGCGATGCCCGCAGCGCTCGCCAACACGCCGACCGTCGCCGAGCCCGTCCCGCTGAACACCTCGTAGCTGAGCGCCGGAAGGCGATTGCCGAAATCGGCGAGTTGGAGATCCTCGAAAACGAGATAGGCCGTGCCGCGAAAGGCAGGACACTGCGCGCCGAGCGCCGCCTGCATCAAGGGGTCCGGCAGCTGATCGCCATGGCCGAGATGCACGCGCAGGCGCCCGCCGGTCTTCAGATCGCCCGCCGCGCCGCGCAGCAGGTTCCCGTCCGCCCAGATGCGCCCGACTGTATCGATGGGATGGCAGGCGAGCGCGACGGCGAAGCTGGTGGAATAGGAATAGGTCGTCGTCTTGGGCTCGCCCTTGCCCCCGGTCGTCTCGCCATGCTCCTTGAGGTCGGTCGCCCAGATGATCGTGCCTGCCGTGCGCATTCGCCCGATATGACGCGGGATCGGCTGGCCGTAGCTCGAGGTAGTGACCTTCAGCTCGTCGAGCCGAGGCCCTTCGCGCCGGGGACTGCCGATGATCGCGCCGTCGATCTGCCGTCCGGCGAGCGCGCCGAGTGCGCCGCCGAGCGGTCCGCCGACCAGCGTGCCGACAGCGCCGAGGACCAGGGTTACCATGGTGATCTACTCCAAGGGAAGCTGCCAGGCGCGCAGGATCGGCGAGCCGGAGCCGGGTTCGGTGACGAGGGGTTGCAGGACGACCCGGCGCAGCCCGGCATGGGCATGGACGATCGTTTCGGGTCCGGTCGCGATGGCGAGGTGATGCTGGGCGGGGCCGGGCTGGAGAAGCAGGACGTCCCCTCGCTTCGGATCGCCCTCGCAAGGCATCAGTCCGGCTTTCGCTGCGAAAGGGAGAAACGGGTCGATGCCAGTATTGCGCAGGGCGTATCCCGAGGGAGCTGATACGGCCGCGCCACTGCGCGCGAGCGCCGCCGCCACCAGTCCCACGCAGTCGAGCCCATAGCGCGCATCGCGGCCGAACAGGCGGAAGGGCACGCCGACGAGGGCCTCCGCCTCCTCGGCCAGGGTCTCGCGCCGGTTCATCGCGGCATCGGATAATGCGTCAGCAAATCATTGCCCGGCAGATGCGGCTCGCCCTGGAAGTTGACGGCGTTGGCGAAGCGGGCGGCACATGTCGCCATGGTGTGATCGCATCCCTCGCGCAGCATCGCGCGATGGCCGGGCACAGTGCCGGGATCGATCGCGCGGTCGAGCACCAGCCCACTCTCATCGGCGGCGATCACGGTCGCCGAAAGGCCGGTCTGCGGCCCGTCAATCCATCGCACCTCCCCCTCGGCGAAGCGGGCAGGGTCCGCAATCGCGAAGCTGACGCGGTCCGCATCGCGATCGATCTCCGTGACGAGCGCGCGGTGCGTGAAGCGCGCGGGCGAGAGGGTGCAGCCGCGATCGCAGAAGCGGGCGCGGCATCCTGGGCTGGTGCGCGGGATGGTGTCGCGCGCCAGAACGGCTTTCGCAGAACGCAGGCGGGCGGTGAAGCTGCCGCTCTCGCGCCCGACGCTTTCGATCGTGCCGCGATAGAGGATTTCTGCCTCCCCCATTTCCCAATCGATCGCGCCCACCGCCACGCGCGCCCCGTCAAAGCGTCCGCTGGCCAGATCGCTTTCCGTGATCGCATCGTGCGACAGCGCACCTTCGATCTCGGCGGCATCGTCGGAGAAATCGACCGTGCGGCGGATCGCGGATGGGACCATGCCAGGACCAGCCCGATGGAGCAGGCCGTCCGACCAGATATCCCGATCATGCGTGGTGAAGCCGAGCGCGACACCATCGCGGCGATAGACCCGCCAGAAAGTCGCCACGGTATCGAGCGGGCGATCGAAGAAAATGCGGCTCACGCGAAGGTTTCCTCCCGCAATTCGATCAATGGGATTGACGGCGCTTCCCCGGCTGCGAAATTGAGACCGGATACGTCGATCCGGTCCTCGGCGAAGCGCACCGGCACGTCGAACAGGAAGCCCGCGCGGACGATCGCGTCCATGGGTGGCGCCGTGTCGAGGAGAATCGTGCCGCTCTCGCCCAGCGCCCATTCGCTCGTCGGAACCCCGTCGACGCTGACCAGGACCGAACCGGCGACCGGGCGCGTGATGCGGCGGACCTGCTCGTCATAGGTCTTGATCAGCGCGAATTCGGAGGCGAGGCCGTCACCCGTGGCGATGACCTGGTCGAAGGCGGTGGGAGCGCCCGTCATTCCGCGCGAACTGAAATCGAACGGATCGCGCAAACGGAACCCGCGTGCCGGGCCGTGGCGGGCACGAAAGAAGGCGATCAGCGTGCCGAGTTCCTTTTCCGAGCGTATACCCGGCCCGACATCGAAGCGCAGCCGCGCGTCGGACCACAGCGCGTTGCGCCGTTCGTGCCCCGAAGCCGTGAGGGCGACCGAGGTGGAGAATTCGGGGCTGACCGAAGCGTCCCGGCCCAGCGCGAGCGGATAGGCGACATCGTCGAAGGGCGTCATGGAAGTCTCCTCACTGTCATGGGGTCGCGGCAGCCGCGTGTATCCGTCGCGCGCGATCTGCGGCAGCGCCCAGACGTAGCGGCGGGGAACGCCACGCTCCCGCGCCTCGTCGAGCCCACGATCGATCCGCCGCCAATAGAGCTCGGCATCCTCGGCCAGCAGCACGAAGCCCGAGAGGTAATCCTGGTTCTCCAGCGGATAGCCGAGCCGCTCCTGCACCAGAGCGTAGCCCGCGCGCCGCGCGGCGGTGGCGCCATCGGTCAGCCAGTCGTAATCTTCTAACTGTAGTCGATCGAAGGCAGGATGGGCCCAGCCGACGGGAAGGTTCACGCGCTTCAATTCGGGCATTTCGGGATCGAGAATTGTCGGCGTGAAAGCGAGCAGCAGGATTTCCGCCTCGCCCCCGCCGGCATTCAGTGTCGCATCGCGGACCGTCTGGGCCAGCGCCGCCGTCGATTGCGCCAGCAGCGCGCCCGCCGCGTCGAGCCGGGCGAGCTGGTCCGCATCCATAGGCTGACGCATGTCCAGGATCGGCGCCGCGTCCGGCAAGATCGCCTCAGCCGCAGCATCGTAGAAACAGGGTTTGCGCCCCTGCGGCTGGACCCACCACCACGGCTCGCCGATCTGGAACTCGACCGGCATTTCGGCATCCAAAGCGATCCGCACGAAGGCCGAGGCGACCTGGCGCAGATAGCCCATCGCCCCGTCATGCGCGGGCGACAGCAGAGTCGATGGCGGCACCCACCCGGTCAGCGCGGGCGTTCCGTCATGGGCGCGCTGTTTCCAGTCGTTCCAGCAATGCGCGTCGAACAGTTCGTAGGACAGCGACCAGATCACGGTGAAACCGCGCGCCATGGCTTCTGCGGCGAAGGCGCGGTGCCACGCCTCGCATACGCGCGACAGCACGCCGCCCGCCAGGCTGACGTAATGGCCGCCGCCCGCCGGTTCGAGCCGAAAATAATGGCTCATCCCGACATAATGGACGATCCGGTCGCGATAGCCGAGCGCCTCGATCGTGCGCAGCAGGCGCGTGGGCGTCTGGTTGAAGCTGTCGTCATAGGCGGTGGCGATGCCCTCGCCATGGGCGGGGAGCATGACGTCGCCGATCGTCAGCATCGCGCGCTCGCCATGGCAGGCGATGTCGCTCATCTCGGCCCAGGCTTCGCTGCGCGCGAGGAGAGCCTGTGTGCTGTCAGGCACGTAGGATGCGGGCACGAGGCTGACGAACATCCGATCGATATCGGCGGGATGGACGAGTTCGCCGGGCAGGACGTAGCCCGATTGGAGGTCCGAGAAGCGCAGAGTGACTACCGCGTCCTCGGGCGTGCCGACCGCGTAATTCCACAGCCGCACATACCAGACCCGCGCCGCGCCGCTCGCATCGCGGCCTTCGATCGTCAGCGTCGGCCCGTTCGGCTGGTCGAGCGGCACGATCCCGGCGGACCGCCAGCGAAAGGTCAGCACGGTGCGCGAATAATCGCGGTCGGTCGCATAGCGCAGCAGCGGATGGTCGAGCACATCCTCGCTTGCCCAGATCAACCCCGCGATCTCGCCCTCGTGGTAGAACTCGCACTCGACGCGCAGGGCGTCGGGCGCGGTGGTGACGACGCTTGCCATCATGGGGCGGGGGAAATTGACGGTCCAGAAGCGGGGATCGAACCGCTGGATCGCGTCCTCGTCCTGCCCATCGCGACGACGGGCGAGCCAGAAGGGCATGATTTTTTGAGTCCTTTCATTGCGAACCGGCCTCCGCCGGTTCGTCCTCGGCGCTGTTCCTTCGCTTCGCTCAGGGCACCTGCGGGGCGGGCGCGTGCCCTTGCGGTCGGCTGGTCGCCGACCGATCCTGCCACGCTTTTTTGGTTCTTCTTATTCCATCACCGCTCGTCTTACGGCGCTTGCGATCTGCCTTGCCGAACGTCTGAGCGCGACCGGGCTTTCGGTTCCGCGGGCGGTGGGGAGGGCGATGTTCACGCGCACGTCACGACCGCGCGAGGCGCCCTCGCGGTTCGGTTCGACCCGGCCCGCGCTGGCGGGCACGAAGAGTTCCGGGCCCCTTTCGCCCACCAGATAGGGCCGTTCGGGCGAAACGAGACCGCCGGTCGCGCGGCCGGGGAGGCCGGTCAGCCCGGCGAGCAGGCCCGCGAGCACGCCGCCGATACCTCCTCCCGATTTCCCCCCACCGCCCAGCACGCGATCCAGCCCCAGCTGAAGCGCCTGCCCTGCGATCTGGTCGAGCGCGCCGAGCGCCACGCGCTTCAGGTCCTCGAAGCCGAGGCTGCCCTTGCGGATCGCGGACAGCAATCCGCGTTCGAGCACGTCGCCCGCGCGCGCGAAGCCATCGAGCAATTGTCCGTCGAAGCTCGCCCGCATCCGCGCGACGTCGGCAGCGAAACCGGCGGTGTCGGCGCGAATTTCAACCAATAGCGGGTCCAATTCATCATCCATGGCGATCCCTTTCGATCATGGCCGCGATCTCGGCGCGGTCGGGCGGTTCGGCAGGAGCAGCTTCATGGCCGATACAGGCGGCGAGTTCCGCCGGCGTCGCCGCCCAGAACACCGGCGGCGTCCACCCCAGCGCCCGCGCGGCGAGGCCCGACAGGCGCAGCGCCGTATCGGAAAAGCGCGTCACCCGGTGCCCTTCAGGATCTGGCTCAGAAGTATGCGCAGCGGCGCGGTGCAGCGGGCAAGGCCCAGCGCCATCACCGCCTCGCCCACCTGTTCGCGCGGGACGGCGCGATCAACAAGGCAGTGCCAGAACAAAGCCGCGATCTCTGCGAGCTTGAGTTGGCCCTCGCCTGCCCGCTCGACCAGCGCGAACAGCGGCCCCAATTCTTCCTCCGCCCGCACCAGCGCGTCGAAACTCGGGCGCAACAGGCAGGCACGACCGGCGACGAGTATCGAAGCTTCGCCGCGTAATTTGTTCGCGCTACCGCCTTCGGCTGCTTGAGCGCGGGGAGTCTCTTCCGCGCTACCGCCTTCGGCTGCTTGAGCGCGGGGAGTCTCTTCCGCGCTACCGCCTTCGGCTGCTTGAGCGCGGGGAGTCCCTTCTGCGCTACCGCCTTTGGCTGCTTGAGCGCGGGTCACGACGGCACCACCGCACCGCTGCTTTCCAGCTGCATCGCATAGGTCCGCTCGCCGTTGAAATCGCCCGAATAATCGAGCCGCTGGACGAGGAATTGCCCGCGCATCTTCGCCCCGTCCTCGAAGCTCAGCTCGTACTGGTCGAGCGTTCCTGCGAGGGCATGAGTACGGACCCGCGCTTCGGCGTCCGAGCCGAGGAAGATCCCGCTCGCCGAAACCGAGACCGAGCGCGTGCCCGCGCCAGACAACAGCTCGCGCCATCCGCCCGAACCCTTATGCGTGACGACCACGGTGTCGCCGTTGACACTCATCTGCGTGGTGCGCAGCCCCGCGACGGTTTCGTAGGCGGGCGTGGGGGCGCCATCGCCGATCTTGAGAAGGAAGGCGGCGCCTTTCTGGACGGTCATGAGTAGATCTCCTTTTCTTGATTTCCGCACGCCATCCGGCGTGCGATGTCCTCGCGCCTGACGGCGCTGCGGGCGGGCGGTCGCCCTTGCAGGCCTGCGGCCCGTGCTCCGCCGCCAGGCCTCAAGGCCGGGAATGGACCGGTCGGCGACCAGCCGACTGCAAGCGCACGCGCGCGCACCGCAGGTGCCCGACCGAAGGGAAGAACAGCACCGAGGACGAACCCGCGGAGGCGGGTTCGAAACACTAAAACTCTCCAAGTAATCGAAACCGGTACTCGATCAGCACAGCTCTCAATCCCTTTGCTCGCCGTTCGGCGCGGCTTCTGAGGAACTGGGTTGCGACCAGGCGATAGCCTTGCTGGACCGGCGCCATCGTCGCGATACGGCGTTCGATCAGCGCCACCGTCTCGGCAGTCGTCGCCCCGTCGTCGTTGCGATCGACCAGTTCGAGCGCCACGCGAACCTCGCGGCCGGCAAAGGTCTTGCCGCTCCAATCGGCGGCCGCGCTCGCCGCTATGCCGAGCCAGGGCGGACTCGAGGCGGCGGGGCTTTCCTCCTCGATGGCGTTGAGCCGGGATGCGAGGGCAGGATCGGCGCGCAGCCAGGCGATCAGGTGAGTGCGGAACAGGGCTTCCAT